CCTGCATTGGCGATATGTAATTTCCATAATAAGCAGACCACAGCTCTGAGATGCGTTCGTGATTGCTTTGACTGCTTCCGTAAATCGATCCTCGATCGGTGAGGATACGGGCGCATTCATCCAATAACTCAGTTCTGCTTGTCATAATCAAAGACCTCATCAGTTGTGCGCTGAGTGTTGATCATTCTCCGGTGCATATCCCAGCCTTGCTTGCGACCCTTCCAATAGCCAGACTGAAATGCGTTATCCCTAATCATCCAAATAATATATGCTGCTACACCTGTGCCTAGATAGATCCAAGCCAGCTGCATCATGTCATCTTTTATAGTCATGATTGCACCAACAATCTTGGAGCATTCCATTTAGGATTTCGCCCTTGCATACCAGCAATTGCGCCAATAATTTGTTGTGTCCTCATGCCCATATTTTGAGCAATTGCTTGTGGCGAATTGCCTTCTTTGTATAAGAATGCCACCTTTTGAAAATCTTGATCAGTCCAGTTATGAATGACACCCCTAGATATTTTTCTAGATCTTTTTGGTGCAATTGGCATATTTGGTTTATTCGCTGTGTCTTTTAACAACTTCTTGCGGAGTAAATACTCCAGCATTAAGTCCTCTAACTCTTGGTTCATGTTGCTCCCTTACATATCCACAGCCTTTGTGGATACATAAAGTATGACCCAATGCAAGGACATTTGGGGGATTTGTAGCAGTTATTTGATAACGAAATGATAACGATTTAGGAGTAAGTGCGCCTGTTATAGGTAAATGATCCGTCTTGATTGACTGGGATCAGCTCTACTTGATGACCTTTTTTGCCAAATTGCATAACCACAAATCCCATATTCCAGTCGGCTGAATTGTATTTAAGATACCCTGCTTGCCTCATATCCATAAGGTGTCCAGCCTCAATGCCCCAAATCGTTGAATAACGCCCATTTAAGCCAGTTGTATGTCGGACTGCACCCTGCCTATGGGAATGCCCACAAACGACGCTTCCAGACCACTTTTTACTAAGATTTAGAGCAGTTATACCGGCATGCTTAGACATGTTGCCTTCATCCCCATGTGCCAGATAAAAGCCACGCTCAAACTCATAGGCTTTGCGATGATAGTGAATACCCAATCTACTGAAATCCATGAATTTGTCATAAGCCAATTCTGGCAATCCGATCAATGATGGCGCACCTTTAAGCAATGTGGTGTAAAGCCGGTCTGTGTGATTGCTTCGGATTATGTCTGTCGTGCCTAAGTCGTAAAGTATCTCTTGAGCTAGTGATCTTTCCTCATCGAGCGTTTCTGCAAACTCTAACTTAGTTCCTTTTGCCCAACGACTCTGAGATCCCATATCCATCTCATCACCACAATTTAAGACAAAATCAAACTTCTCTCGCTTTGTCATTGCAATCAAATTCTTAACAGCTGCAACATGATGCAACGGAATTTGTAAATCAGGAACTACTAAATACCTGCGATTAGGTTTAGTCGTCATCCTGATCCGGATCGATGCGTGGAATTATCGCATCAGGTTTATCGTTGGAGATCCAGTCGGGCAAGGCGTTTGGCTCTTGCATAATCCAAAACGCCATTTCTTTACTAAACCCTGCACGCTTTGCAGCCATAAATGCTTCATGCAATGTTATAAAGTGGGTATCTAGTTTCGTCAATTCACGAGTTTGGCGAACTACTCGACGATTGATCTTTTTGTGTTTGATAGGTTTTCGTGTGTTCGCCATAGGAAAATTATTGCTTACTGATTAAGACAAACAGATCATCAACACGCTTTTCAAGTCTGGTAATTTGATCTTTGAGGCTGTTGCCAGAATTCGGACGCAACTCATTAAGCCAGCCTTTAACTAGGAAACGAAACCCGATCAGCACGCCTGTTAGCACAGCGCACACGCCAGCCCCAAAGCCAGCCCATTCTGTTGGTGTCATTTAGCATTAACGCCATAGTCTGCTTCGCTCCCTGAATTTGGATCAATTGCTTTTGCTATTGGTGCAATCAATGCGCCAAGTAATACTGCAAACTCTGGTCTGATGTCAGCAACGATTGCAAGTGCAACAGTTATGCCTGATGCAGCCACAGCTCTTAAATATGACTTGATTGCTGCCTTGTGTTTATTTGATAGTTTCATGCATCTCCTATGGTCGGGCAACTGCCATGATTAATGAATAGTTGCGTTTGCGTAAATAAACACCATCGCCATTTGATTGGCTTCCTGCTTTACCGGATGAGGTATTGCCCTCAATTACCTGCAAGTATTTAAGTGCTGTGTTGTTCCATTTGACAATGCCAACATGATCCGGTTCAGCATCTTTGTCAAATTGGAAAAACACAATATCACCGGCTTTTGCCTGTCCTACCGGTATCAACTTGCCAAGCATGGCAAACCACTTAAGTGCATGATCGCAACTTGCAAATCCTTTACCGGATTGAGCTGCTATTGATCCACCAAGTCCTGCTTTGTTATAACACCAAGATACAAACATGGCACACCAAGGCTGATTATTTAAGCCATACCATTTGCCATATTTTGTGTCATTGACTGGCTGCTCTTGATAGCCAATCTCAGCTTTAGCAATCTGCAACAGGTTTGGCATTATTCCCTAAGATTGTGCTAAGCGGTGGGCTTGCCTAGAGTTAAACCCTGTGGAATTGGTTGGCTGTATTCCCATTTGGCAATATAAGCACCAACGCCATCACTATCATCTCGTAAATAAATTCCTAAATCTTGAAAATTATCTGTTGGATTTAGTACAGGATATGCTTCTATAATTTTTTCCCATAGTTCCATATTATGCTCCTAAGTATATTGCTTGAAATCTAGCACCTTGAGTGCCAGTTTCTGTAGTAAGTGTGCCACCAGAATTTTGATAAACTTGTACTTGAAAATAATCCGAAACGGCTGCGGCAAATGCTACTGAAAATGTTTGTGTTGGCACTTGACTGTTTGCAGCAAGAATATTGACTTGAGCCTCAACGCCATTTTTGAATAATCTTGCAACAAGCGCATTGCTAGTTCCACCTGTGTATCTATTTGTAAAATTAAATTGGTAGTAGCCACCTTTACCTGCTGGGATTGTAATTCTTGTATTGTTAGTTACATCATCGTGGAAAGCATCTGTGTCAAAATTTTCTGTGTCAAAAGTCAAAAAAGTGTCAGTATTATTACTGATGCTTTGACCTGTTGTTTGTTGTAGTGAAACCCCAGCAAAAGTTAAACCACCAGCAGGTGCAACCCATTCTGGAGCAGTTGCACCAGAGTTTACTGTAAGCACTTGCCCTGCTGTGCCGATACCTAATCTAACTAAAGTATCGGCTGCAGTTGCGTAAAGCGTATCTCCAGCAGTAGTAACTAAATCTGCAACTGGATCAACTTTCCATTCCAAGCCTGTTGCAGTTGCACTATTCGCTACAAGTGTGTGACCATTTGCGCCCACTGGCAATCTTGCATCAGCTGTGTCAAATGTGAATAAATCACCTTTTGTGGTTAATGGTGTCTGATCTGCTGTAGTTGCCCATTCCGGTGCTGTTGCTCCTGAATTAACTCGCAAAACTTGTCCAGCAGTTCCTAATCCTAATCGTGTATTAACATTTGCAGTTGCTGATCTATAAGCAATGTCGCCTGTTGTTGTTTCTGGATTTAGGTTTTTTGTTGTGGTATCAACAGCTGAACCAAGTGTGCGAATAGCAGCTGCGCCATCTTTGACCAGATCGGTGTCATTTGGTGTCGTCCACCCATAATTTGTAGTTGTTGCCATGTTAAGCTACTGCTCCAATCGCATTTTCCCATGTTAGTATAGCGGATAAAGTGTTCCATGCCTCTGAGGCTGATACTTGCTCCCATTGAACTGCCACTTGAGAGAATTCAATTGGGCTCAAATTTATGGTTACAAATAATTCGTTGAATCTAGTGCTCCAACGCCAGCCTTCAACATAACCCTCAAATTGACCAGTTGGAGCTATCTGAACAGGCAAGTCTGTTATTCGCATTGGCTGACCCACAAAGATACTAAGCAACGCATCTCGGTCTGCATCATCAATGGCTGAGTTAGTCAATGGGAATGTAATGCTGTCAAATAAGGCTCTTGGATAGGATCTAAGGGAAATAAACCGATTAGCCACATTTTGTGCATCGGTGGCATCGTGCAAGACTGTGTTAATTGTTTCGCCTCGGTAACCAAAGGTTTCAATACTGTCTAATTCGATTGCACTTACTTGTGAACCAAAGTTGTTGCCATAATTTAGGAATATATCGTTGCGAACATCCGCACCCCTAGTCAAGACCTTTAATCCTGCTCCAAAGGCTGTGTTTGCTGAAATCTCTATATAACCATTATTGGCAAGATAATTCTGCCTGTGCAAAGCATCGGCATACCCAATGCGACCTTCGTTATCCTCATACAAAACACCAAATGCGCTATCAGCGATAAGGCTTGCAATGTTATAGACAGTATCTGGGTTTGCGCCTCGGTTTGTAATTTCATAAACACCTGGTCGATCGATCTCGCCAAGTCCTAGATTTTCAGCATTTGCCCAAGTAACTGTAGGATCATAACCTGACCAAGTTTCAGCTGCTGGCACTTCATTCCAGTTGTTTAGGAATAAATCGGCAAGTAATTCAAATATTTGGTCGCCATCATCATCTCTTGCCAATGTGCCGTCATAGATAACTTTGGGCAACTTAGCCAATGAACCTAATGCAATGATCGTATAACTAAAGGTTTCAGCAACACTACTGGCTGATGCAACTTCGGTAGTGATGTCTGTGATGTTGCCACCAAATAAAGTCTTAAATGTGTTGGTGCTGTCTTTGACCTGTAATGCGATGCCGTCATTTATTTGTAAATTATAGTTTTCATTATTCAAAGCCACTATTGTTATTTGCAAATAAGATGGGGTTGGTTGTGCGTAAATATCCTCACGACCTGCTTGATGGGCTATATCAGAAATAGCAACATTGGTGTATTCCACACCATTGATGCTTAACTTATACTCAGGCGTAAAGACTGACATTATCTCGCTCTAGTGATGCCGTTGTTATACAACTGTGGAACTGATCTTGATGAACTTTGATTAATGACCTTAGCAACCGCTCTAGCAGCACCTTCAGAATCTACCGCTTGAACTGTAATATTGTTGACTGTTGTGCCAGCCCTCGCTGCTCCAGCAGCAATTTGTGCAGCTGTGGCAGTTGTGGCTGTGGAAGTCGCTGTGGCAGTTGTGGCAACAGATGCAGCGGATGACACTCCAGCACTTGATCCGATCGGGCTGATGTTTGGCAAAATTGGAATGGCATTATATCGGGCAATCAAAGCGTTAATACCTGCAATCGCAGCGTCAATTGAAGCCTGAATTGCTGAAATGACTTTGCCAATAATATCAACAACTCCACCAGCAATAACACCAACAGTTTTTAATGCAGCACCTAATCCGGTAACCAAAATTGGTATTACTACATTTTGAACAAATTGACCAAACGCATCAAAGGCTTCTTGGTTATCTGCAATGGCTTGCTTGATTGGATCAAAATTCTTTGCAAATTCTTGTAGTTTAGGAATAACTGTGTTGATGACTAGATTGATAAATCTTTCAATAAATGGCAACAATCTTTCAGCAAGACTATCCCTAGCATCCTCAAAAGTTAATTGTAATCTTTTAATGCGACCTTCAAAAGTGTTTGCAGCAATATCAGCCTGACCGCCAAAGGTGTTTGATAAAGATTTGGTTATATTCTCAAAACTCATGGTCTTCAGTTCAGCTGCGCTTAATCCAATACCTAAGCGACCAAGTGAGGTGGTGTTTCCTTCAAAAGCCTTTGCAAGTGCTGTTGTAACTGCATCTAATCCCTTGCCTGATCCAGCAGCAACATCTAACGCAATCTTTTGCAATCTCATTGCTTCATTGGCATCTTTTGTAGCAATAGCCAATCTATTTAAGGATGGTCTAAGTTCGTCCTCGGTAACGCCAGTTGCAAGCTCTGTTGCTCTTGAATAAGCCAATACCGATGCAATTGTGTTATCTGTTGCACCAGCGACATTTGTTAAAGTAGCTGCTAATTGAGCGTTTGCTTTTTCATCCTCAATGGCTGCCTTTACTCCATCAATTAATAATTTGCCAGCGTATGCGGTTGCAGCAACGGCAGCAACAGCAAAAGCCTTGGCTGCTTTTTTACCAAAATCTGCAACTTTATTTGCATTAGTTTCAACAGCCTTGTCGGCTTCGCCTAGTTTCTTTTTTAAGTCATCAACATCGGCAAGGATTGATAACTTTAATGTGCGAGTGCCGACTGCCATTAGACCCATTCCTTAATGATGCGATTGAAAGCCTGTTCCCATTTGTTAATCAATTCAGGCTGAATTCTGCGAAGCGTTGGATAGATAAACCACCCTCTCGAACCTCTGCCTGACCGTCCTGAATATGTAGGGAACTGCTTGAACTTATTAGATCCAAACTCAATGCCACCCCATAGGGTTTGCGTTGTAGCACCACCTGAAAACTTCTGTCTTGCGAAACCATAACTGAACTCACCGATTTTGCTTGACTTTGAAATGCTGACCCCGTCCGCAACTCTTTGCGCAACCTTGCCAGATTTTTCTCTACCTCTAGCTGCCTGTTTAATTTCCTCTGATGCAAAATACGCCAAAGCAGCAGATTGACTTCTTGCTTCATCTGTTGCTTGATCGTCCATAAGTTTGAAAGCCTTGTAAATATCACGCAGATCGGATTTGTTATAGGCGATTGTTTCATTTGCCATTCCGTCTCTCCAATATCTCGATCGCTGTTAAAATGTCCTCTGCTTCAACCCATTCGCTCATTGGTATTTGAGTGCTTATTGCTAACTCAACCAATAATCGATTTAGGCTTCCTTCCGGATGACTTTTGGGTCTGCATCACCGACTATTACATCAGCGACAGTTTCCATCCAAACATCCATTGGTTTGATTGGTTTGCTTCCGGCTAATTCACGCTTGTGTGCGTTGTAAGCCAAAAACATCAAATCCCAAATACCCAACTTCTCAGATATTTGACCAATGATATTCCCTGTCTGCTTTTCCCATTTCGCAAACTCAGGTGGTTGGGCTAGATAAGTTGCTTGCTCACCTGAGTTATATTCAATTGTAATTGGTAACTTCATTTGTTTGCTCCCGTTTTATTTTTTAACTAAAGGTTTCGGTTACTGCGCCCTTAGATACTGTGAATGTGAATGATACTGTCTGAGCATCAATTCCTGAACCACCAGCAGTTGGAAACTCTGGCTTTACTGGAAACACAAATTGTGCTCCTGATGCAGCTGTAAGTGTCATGCTGATGTCTGTATCTGGTGCAGTTTCAGCAGCAGCCCATAGAGCCTCACAAACTGAGTTTGCCTTGCCCCAATCTGCCAACATATCTAGTTGAAATGTTCCTGAAATGTTTGTGGTCTTGTAAGCCTCGCCTTCCATGGTCTGATAAACCTGACGCTCATTGACCTTGGTTAGAACTGCGTTTGTCGCTTGTGCTTGAATATCTGTTCCACCTGTGAAAGATAAACCAACATCACGACCGGTAATTACGACTGTTGCCATGATTTCTCCTTATATTGTTTGCGTGTAGTAGGTAGATACTCGAACATCTGCGATTAGCAGCGTTGATGCACCAACTTGAGTAACTGTCGGTCTTTCAACCGAGCTGACAATGTATCCAACTGGAATGACTGCCAGAACACTTATAATTAATTGCTCGATGTTGTCGAGCGATGCTGGATTGCTGTTATAGGCAACCGCAACTGAAATAGTAAAATTGATTTTGGCTCTTACATTTGTTTTGCTTATTGTTTCAAATTCTAGATATGGTGAATCAGGCACAACCACTACAGCTGGTGGAATTACTGTTTCGGGAACAAATGAATAAACATTTCCTGCAACGCTTGATAATGCGGTTGCTAAAGGTGTCCTGACCTGTTCAAGTATTGTCTGATTTGGCATTTATTGACACATGCTTTCGGTGTCCATGTAACTGCCTAATAAACCAACGCACTTATTGAAAAGTGAGCGACCCATGCGAAATGGCGTACTGGCAAAATCGATACCCTCTATTTGTCCTCCACCGGCAAGTCTTGCTTGGAAAACTTCGACTGAAACTGTATAGACGGCTGACTGAACAGCTGCGTTTCCAACATAAGTTGATGCGCCAGAAAGGGTAGCAACTCCGGATGGGATGACATTAGCTTCGAGTATATCGGCATTAGTGATCGATTGCGAAAAGGTATATTGTCCAAGATTGTCTGCCAGCACAACTCTTGTTCCGTTGTAAGGTGCTCCGCATCCTGTGATGACAACTGATTGTCCTTCGGTAAATTCATGAATTCCTAGTGTGGTAAATGTAGCAACATTGTCTGACAATGAAGTTGCTTGAATTGGTGCTTTGAATGTAACAAGCATTGGCAGAATGACTGTTTCTGCTGTGTCAATAATTTGATCTAAATATGCGTCATTGTAAAGAGAGGAACTTACACCCAATACGGAACGCAATTGTGTTGCGGTAATAATTGAAGGCATAAATTCCTCTCTCTAATCTCCCTTAATGGATGCCTAGGATCGGGAGCAACCCTAGGCACTCAGTTAAATTACGCTACGAACAAAGAACGGAATGCTGTTGGGTAGCGATTAACTACGCAAACATATCCGTAAAGTCCGATTTCAATACGACCATTTGCAACGATGTTGGCACGTAATTCAATTGTGCCACTTTCGTGGAATCGCATTGCTTGTGATGGATAAACCAATGCAGCTTTATCGCCAACATTGTTTCCGGTGTAGTTAGGATCAACAATTAGATCAAGTCCTGCAACTGTTCCATTTGTTGAACCTTGTGTAATTAAGCCAGCCGCATTTTGAGAAATTGCTGCTGCGAATAGTGGACGCTGTGAACCATCAACCGCACCTAATAGGTTTGCGAAGTCGATATTTGTGTATCCACCTGAAGGAGCAACCATCAATCGATTTGGTGTGAATCGCATAACTCCATAAGCGTCTGCAATACCATCAGCGATTGCTTTGTAAATTGTTGTTCCAGATGATGCACCTGCGCCATCAGCTGCAATTGTTGCTGCATAAGCATCAGTCTTTTGTGCATAAGATGCAGCCAACTCACGAACCAAAAGGTCAGCAAAACTCGGATCCGATCTATCAAAGAGCTCAACATTGACAACATTTGCTCCAGCAAACTTAACAATGTTATCCTCTTGAAAAGTTACAACTGTATCTTGTGAAGCAAACTCAACACCTTCTGCAGTTTGACTTACAATCGCCTGATTTCCTAATTTTGGCGTAAAAACCTTCATGCCAGACGCAGGAAGTGCTGCACGCTCAATGCTGTTAATGAATGGGCGTGAATCATCAATAACGCCAATAACATCACGCAAATAATTTGGTGGAACCATTCCTGTATTTTCAGAAACAGTTGCAATTTGTAATGCTGCAATTAGATCACGAGCATCGGTGTCGCCACCAAGTGCTTTGATTTGTGCATTTAGATATTGTCCTGCTGTAACATTTGTATCAACTCGTGGCTTTGTGTATGCCATGTATTGAGCAGTTACAACTGGAGCTTGTGCCGCTTCTACCGCTTCGGTGGCGATAGGAGCTGTTTGTGTGTCTGACACTTTGTCCTCCTGTGTGGTTGTATCCTCAGCGGTTGCTTCGGAATTCTTTGGTGTTTCACTAGCTGCAACCTCAGCCACTCTTGCGCTGTCGATTGCCGGTTCAGTTACAAGTGATACCTCTTGCAAGGAACTTGACTGGATGCGTAGCACCCCATCCTCATTTTTCCATTCGTTGATTTTTACGCCAACGCTAAATCCGTCCCTAAGTCCAGTTGCTGCCTCCTCCAAAGCGTCATCCGCTGCAAAAGTTCTTGCCAGACGAAACGTCGCTTGCAAACCTAGATCGGTTGCAGTTATATCAACAAGTTTTCCCAAAGGTCTAGTTTTGTCATGTTCAAGCAATAATTTGACAGATTTCGAAAAGTCAATGCTGTCTTTTTCAAATACTGTCAATCCTGCGCTCGTTGAACCTTCCTCATTCCAACTTACAATGCGACCAGTTAATGTTCGTTTGTTTGTATCGGCAGCAGTTATTTCTATTGGGAAACTAATTTTCATCGAATCAGATCCTCCTCCTCTTGTATTTGCTCAATGCTCATTGCACCGATGCGGTTTAGGATTTCATAAACTTGCGCACGCTCTAATGCAGATCCACGCAAGAAATCGTCAATGTCAAATCTAGTTTCTATTCCGTTCGGGCAAAAATCTGCTTGAGATAATCTTTGTTCAATTGCGGTCAAAATTGGTCGTAATGAAAAATCAATCAACGCTTTTCTTTCCATAGCAGTTGTGCTATAAGTCATGCTGGTAGTTTCAGCAGATATAAAACTTGCCGGAATGCCACTCAAACGGCTAATTTCCAAAGCCAAATACTGGCGGGCTTCATTTAGTTGTAATTTTGCCGGATCAAATCCTAAAGCTTGCAATTCAACATCAGCATTTAAGAATGCAGTTGATCTTGTCGATCTTGATGCTTTCCAACTTTCCAGCAGTTTAGTAATTCGCTCAGGAGTTAAATTTGTGCCATTTGATTTTAATACCATTTGTGGCATTGGTTCTTTTGCATACATTTCAGCAGCTTGTTCTAATGCAGCAGCAGCTTTAATTGTGCGACCTGCTCGATTTAGTATTCCTTCATCTAATCCGTTAAATACAATCAACGAACCTAAACCAAATGGTGGCACTCGCTTGCCATCGACTGTGTAATATTCAATTTCGGTGGAGTTTGAGTTTAGTGATGCAAATACTCTGTTAGGTGCAACTCTTGTCCATGCTCTAATTCTTGACGCATCTGTTGCTGCGTAAGCATCTAAAATAATTCCATACCCCACGCCATATAGCAAAATGTCCTCAGCCAACCATGCGTAAATTGCTGATCCCGCTACTCTAGGATCTGGTTGCATAATTACTCTGTTTGGTCTTATGTGTTCATTTGTAAAATGATTGTATTGTTCAAGCGGTAAAGATCCGACTGTTGAGCAGATTATATTTCTTGCTCTAGCACCAGATGGGATCGCCATATACTGCTCACGAGTTGCAGTTGTAGTTCCAAATAAAATTCCGCCAACTAATTGTTGTGCGTTGTAAGGTGAAAGTGCAGCAGCTACATCAACTTGATCATTTGGTTGATTTGCCCGAAATCTGTCGAATAATCCCATTAGAGCATAATATACCATATGTCCTAATTATCCGATTTGTATATCAACCTCAGTTTCTGGCTGTGTCGCAAAGTATGAAACCAAAGCAGTTGCCACAGCTGCACAAACTGCAACTCGACTGGCTCGCCTTCCAATAATCCAAGATCCATCCCCATAAGGCAATTTGGCAGCAGATAAGGTTTGAGCAGTTAATTCCTCTTGCCCCCCATGTTGCAATCTGTGAGAATTGATTGCACCTAACCAGCGGTCGCAACTTTCGCTGTAAATACTGCCATCCATATCTGTGATGGGAATGCCGGCTGGAACAAGCCTAGATGCAACGGCAGCACTTGTCCTTTTGCTATATGCAACAGTTTGTAGATTGTATTTGCGAGCGTAGGGTGCAAGATCATTAGCAATAGCCAAATCATTCAAGCTAAAGTCATTTGACCAAGTATGAAGCAATTGAACATAAAATCTCTCACCCGACAATTTTTGAGCTGCAACAAGGGCTGCAAATTTTCTATCCGGTGAGCAGTCCAATCCTAACCAAGTAGGAGCATCAGGATTTAACTGGATCGGCTCAATCTTGCATAATTCCCATTTTTGGGCATCAATGGCTGAGTTAATTGTATCGACCCATTGACACAAAACTTCTGTGCGCACAATATCTGGGGGATCATTCAACACCGCCCGCAAATTATCTGGATGGATGGTTATGCCAAGTGATGGATTGGCTTGAGCAAATGCTGACCAGTTAATCTCGCCAGACGGAAGGGTTATTGGCGCATCCGGTTCAGCACTCCACTCAAACCAACCTATCTGATCATTGCTACCGGCTGAAGCAGCAATGGCTCGCTCACGCAATTTTTGTAATATGACAGAATGTTGGTCTCCGGCATTTGAATAAATCCATGTTTGCGGATTTTTGGAAGCCATCATTGTGTAGCGCATTGATGACCAAGCATCCTCATCTTTGTATTCACGCAACTCATCAAGATGGATTGTGGACGGCGCAGAAATTCCTCGACTTGCATTGTTAGCAGCTTTAACAACAAACCTGCGATTGCCGGTCAATTCCATTTCCTCAGCACCATGTTGCCAGCGTATTTTTTTCACCTCAGCAGCTAGACGATCATTGCCCTCAATCAATGCAACCATTTGCCGAAATGTTTCAAGGCTGGTTGTTAGCCGGTGCGCTGATGTCAATTGTAGATTTTCTCCCCAGACATACATGCCAGTTAAGATCCGCAACATCATAAATGTGCTTTTGCCATTTTGCCTCGCTTGAACCAAGCCACAAAGATCATGATGGTATCTGCCATCTGGTTTAACTTTATGACCATGAATAGCAACAAACTTTTGCCATTCCATCAAAGGCATACCAATCTCAGCTGCAAAATCAATCATTTCGTGTCCCCTAGATGGTAAATCATTGAGTTTGGAGTGAATTCGTGGAGTTTTCACACCTCCTAAACTCGATTGAGCCTGATCAATCCCAATCAAAGGCAAATCAAGATTGATCAAGATGATCCGGTCGTATCGTGGCTGATTGACCTGTTTTGTCGGTTAGAAAGGACAT